AAAGCGCGTTGGCCTTGGCTGATGCGGCGGGCCGTAACAACTTGCTTAGCGCCAGCGCCGGTTCGGCAGTCAGTTTGACCGTCGAAGCGGCCCGCGTCTTGCCGGCCGCTATCGAGGTGGCGGCCGAATCCGCGCTCAGCTTGACCGGGGCCGCCGGGCGAAATAATATCGTCGCTGCCGCAGCCACAAGCACCTTGGACCTGACCAGTGCGGCGACGTGCATTCATGTTGTCCCCACCTTGGTCAGCGCCGAGTCGGCGGTCAGCCTGGACACGGCGGCGGCTGGCTCGGTCGTGCGGACAGGATGGGCTTGGGACGATCTTTGGGACTTGTGGCACGAGGCGTCCGTCGTCGTCGTGCGGAAGCTGGCCGCCGAAAGCCCCCTGGCACTTACGCAGAGCGAAGTGACCGCCCGGCCGTGGTACTTGTCGGTCGAGACTCCGCTTCAGACCATCACCGAGGAGTATGATCCCGAGGTTGACGATCTGGTCGAGCGGATCGAGGGCCTGCAAGATACGGCAAACGTGGCCCGTCCGCTGCCTCTGCCGGTCCATCAGCCTATCCCACTTGGCCAATCGGCATCGGTCGTCAAAGTCAAGCCGACCGCGATCAACGTCTCGGCGGAAAGCGTGCTGGAACTGCTGGGCGAAGTCCGGCCGAACAAGACTGGGGACGTGGGACATTGGCTGGCGTTCACGCAGACGGCCACGGTCGATAAGTGCAAGCCGGCCAGGTCCGCCTTGGAGTTGGCGGCCGAGGCAGCGGCCGTTTGGACCGGCCCGCGCGACGCGGATTCCTCGCTCAACCTGCACCAGTCGGCAACGTATTATCTGGTCTCGGCCGGCGTCCTTCAGCGGTATCACCCGTTTGTCGGAACAGGGGAACTGGGGGCGTTGGCAGCCCCGTCATCAATCCTCGAAGGTCCGCGCGCCGGCGTCACGACCCCTTTCCAGTTGGTCTACCCGGCGAGCGGCCCCGTCACCGATTCTGTGACGCTGCGATCCCCGAACTTCGGCAATAAGGACCGACTCGGCTTCAACCGAGTCCTGCGCGAGACTCGCGGTGGCACTCTGATCGTCTTCGCCGATCCGATGTGGCCGGAGATTCAGACTCTCGTGCTGAACTTCTCCGGCCTACGGAGCGACCAAGCCCAGCAATTGCTCACGTTCCTAGATGCCCACTTGGGCGAGGAGGTCGGCGTGTACGACTGGGAGCATCGCTACTGGACCGGCGTGATTACCACGCCGACCGAGCCGGTGGTCCAGGATGGCCGGGACCGCTTCTCGGCCAGCTTCGAGTTCGAGGGTGAGTTGGTCCCGGCATAGTCACTCGGCGAGGAGAGGCCCATGTTCACGCTCACAGCCCCCGATCCGCTCTTGCAGACCACGACGCTGTTGCCCAACCCGCTGTTCAGCGACCAGGAGGGCTTGACGGCGACCGTGACCCGCAAGCTGGCGATGGACGGCACGCGCTACACCTACGTCAAGCGCAAGGGCGACCGCCGGAAGCTGAAGTGGTCGTTCCGCCTCATGCGCAACAAGGGCCTCGAATTGCGGGCCTTCCTCTTCGCCTACTTCGCCGCCACGGTGCGGATCATCGACCACAACGGGCGGGTGTGGATCGGCAACTTCACCAACAACCCGTTCGAGTTCGACACTACCCAGAAGGCCGGGCCGGCGATCAGCCCGATGCCGCGCGGCGAGGCCCAGATGATCGAACTGGAATTCGAGGGGGTCGAGCAGTGAGAAACATATCCGCAGCCGGCTTGGCGAAACTGGCGAACCGCTACGGCAACGAACCCATTACCATCATCGAGGTGGATTGGGTGGAAGGCAGCACCGCGCGCTACGCCGATCGCACCGTGGGCACGATTCCCGGCCGGATCATCGAGGTTGGCGACCTGGATAACGTCGTGGGCGTGAGCAACAGCAGCGGCTCACAGTCGCTTGCCGTCACGCTGGACGACACGGATGGCTCGATCAAGGCCATCTTTGACTCGCACGACGTTCACAAGCGAACCTGCCGGGTCTACCAGTATTTCACCGGCCTCGATCTGTCCGATAAGTTCCTCTTGTTCAGCGGCAAGGTCAGTTCGCCCATCACTTGGAGCGAGCGCGACCGGACGGTGAAATTTACGATCCTCTCGCAACTGGAAGACAAGGAGATCGGCTTCTCGGCCGAAGAGGGGCAGTTTCCCTACCTGCCCGCGGATATGGTGGGCAAGGCGTGGCCGATGATCTTCGGCAAGGTGGTCAACTGCCCGACGCTTCAAATCAACAAGGCGGTCACGGGCACGACGCTCACCAGCGTTGGCATCCTCAGCGGCATGGACTTGTGGGCCTCCATGCCGGACGGTGCCGACGATTCGCAATTCACCATGAGCCTGATGCTGATGGTGATTGAGCGGAATCATTACGCCGAAGTGAAGGAGTGCTGGGCACCGGCCTTCCATCCGCCAGTGGATGCCCAGAAGGCGGCCGAGCTTCAGCAACGCATCGACTCGCTCAACGAGCAGATCAACGACGCCGTGGCCCGCCGCAGCAAGCAGCGGACGTGCGCCCAGGCCCGCCGGCAGCAGCAGATCGACGAGGCCAACGCCAAAGGGCTGGGCGAGAATCCAATCCGCATCCTGGGCGGGGAGGATTTTCCCCAGGGGCGGACCTTGACCATCAACATCAACGGCGGCCTGTTCACTGGACATTTCGAGGGCGAGTTGTTCCACGTCCAGAGCCGGCAGCATCCGGCGGACGCCGCTACCGCCGCCAATGCGTATGCAGAGAAGACCGAGGAGCCTGCCGTCTGTCTGGAGCCGACGCAGACCCGCTACTATCGGTATGAGGATGAAATCCCTCCGGGCTGCGGCGCACGGCCGTCCTGGCAGAAGACGATTATCCACTACGGGTGGGTGAGCACGACGAGTCAGGCCACGACGCACCAGATGGACACCGAGCCGGTGGCCCAGCACTTTTGGGTCGATCCCGGCGCGTCGGTGAAGATCGCCAGCGACGAGCCGATTACCTACATCGTCTCCATCGTGCCTGGTACAGTCTTGGCGGTGAAAGCCTTCAAGCAACTCACCGGCGAGCGGCGGCTGGTGGACGTGCCGACCGACCTGTACACGGTCACGACGCAGACCTATGGGTCCGTGATGGCCGTGCAGATCGTCGTCAACAAGCCGCTCTCTTCCATCACGGACCAGGGCTGGAGCGACGATCTCTACGTGACCTTCCAGTCGAGCGTCGGCCCGGACACCGTGAACATCCTCAAGTACCTGATCGCCAACTACACCGATCTGACCTGGGATGCCACGTCGTTCAACCACGTCCAGGAGAAGCTCCAGCCATTCCCCGCCAACTTCCCGATCCTGGACCGGAAGAACACCATCGACGTATTGCAGGAGATCGCCTTCCAGGCCCGTTGTGCCATCTGGCTCAGCAACGGCGTCTTCTACTTGAAGTACCTGCCCGAGGAGCCGACGCCGGCCGGCACCATTACCGTGAGCGACATCGACGCCGAGAAGGGGATCGAGGTCGAGCTTACCAGCACGGAAGACATCGTGACCAAGATGAAGGTCTGCTGGTGGCTGAGTTGGGCCGACATTTCCGACCAGCCGAAGGACAAGGCTGAGAAGACGATCCTCTTGCGGCACAACGTCGCCAAATACGGCACCCAGGAGCAGCAGTACGACTGGTACATCTACAACCAGCCGGACATCGTGTATAAGTGCGCGACGTTTTGGCTGATTCGCAAGTCGAACACCTGGAAGCGGGTCAAGTTCAAGACCTTCTTGAACAAGCTGAATCTGGAAACCTTCGACGCCGTGACGTTGGACTTCGACCAGCCTTACGTGGCCAATGGTCCCGTGCTGGCGATGGTCGAGAAGGCCAACTACAACTCGGCCGAGAACTGCGTGGACTTCGAGTGCCTGGTGCCGGTGGTGGCGGGCACGATGGAGCAGTACCACTTCTTCTGGCCGGCGGCGCTGCCGCAGACGGACACCTGGCCGCCGGCCAACGAGGTCGCGGCCGGCTGCGCCGGGGGCGACGACGCCTAATCAACCCGATGAATTTCGCACGATTCCTCTGGCCGAGATCATCGAGCCGTGGGTGATTCTGCGGATCGTCAACCGGGAAGCGGTCGAGTACCTGGAACTGCGTGACTCGATCGCGCACCAGGGCCTACTCAATTCGATCTGCGTGCGACCGTCTGTGCGCCGGCCGGGTCACCACGAGGTAGTGGACGGCCTCTACCGCTACACGGCCGCACAGGAATTACGGCTGCCCGCGCTGCCTTGCGTCGTCAAGCACAACCTGACAGACCAGGACGTGTTGGCGATTCAGATACAGGCGAACGCCCTGCGGCCGGAGACGACGGTGATTGAGTACGCCCGTCAGATCAAGCGGATCATGGACGCCATCGCGGCCCGCGAGAAAAGGGACGCTACGCTGGCCGAAGTGAGCAACTTGATTCACAAGACCCCGGAGTGGATTCGCCAGCAACTCGGCCTGCTGGAACTGCGAAAGGACATCCAGAAGGCCGTCGAGCGCGGCGAGATTCCATTACGTTCGGCTTACGTGCTCGGCAAGCTGCCGCGAGTTCAACAGGCGCAGCTTCTCGTCCTGGCGAAGACTGCCTCGGCGAAGGAGTTTGTGTTGATCGCAGGCCGGGTGGTTCGGCGGATTCAAGAGGATGCCCGGCAGGGGAAACTGCATGACTATTGCCGGGATTTCGAGCCGGTGCCGCACTTGCGGCCGTTGAAGGAAGTGCTCGCCGAGTACCGCGAGCATCGTCTCGGCGGCCTGGCACTGACAGCCGCCAAGAGTCGAACCGCCGTGGACGGTTGGTATCTGGCTCTGCAATGGGCGCTGCATTTGGACGAAGACAGCATCCGCGAACAGCGAGAGAAAACCCTAACGCGAACACAAGCGACGATCCTGGAACGGAGGGTAGACCTATGTGATGACGCCGAGACCGGCAACGAGAACCCGAACGACAACGACGAGTAACGCACCTTCTCGAATCTTGACACCTGGAGACAAGTAACAATGTCCGACAACACCGCAATCGTCCCCGTCAACCTCGGCCAACTCCCCAGCACCCAACTCGGCACCGACGACCAGTTCGCCGAACTGGCGAAGGGCGGCGACTACCTGGGGCGGATGCAGCTCTACACGAAGAGCAAGGCCAACATGAAGGGCTTGATCCCCCAGGGCCACTATGGCATCCCCGAGGGTGACGAGGAAATCACCGATCTCGGGCCGAACGTCAACATTCTCCCGCTGGCCCGGCGGCCGAAAGCCATCGACATGACCGAAATGGAGGCGCTGGTCATTTCCTACGATATGGAGAGCGAGGAGTTCAAGCGGATCGCAGCACGAAGCGCCGAGGCCGATTCGCACTGCCAGTACGGCCCCAGCTTCCTCGTGTACGAGGAGAGCACCGGCCGGTTCCTGGAGTTCTTCTGCGGCAACAAGTCGAGCCGGATCGAGGCGAAGAAGATCTTCCCGTTCCTTCCGCTTACCCAGGCCGCCATCGACGCCAAGGCGGCGGCCGGCAACGACGCGAGCAACCTCAAGCCGCACGGCCCGGTCCCGGTGACGCTGAAGGTCAAGGTCGCCGAGAACCGCAAGGGCACCTGGCACGTCCCCGTCGTGACGCTTTGCACCACGCCGTTCGGACGCCTGCCGTCCGAGGAAGTGATCGTGCGGGAGATCACGAAGTTCCTCACGGTCAAGGATAACGGTGTCGAGAAGGTCCAGGATGCTCGCCCGGCCCGCGCTCGCTAATCATCAGTAAACCGGCTGGGCGTCTGGCGCACGCTCACTACAGCCGGTATTTGCTCTCGGGTGGACCCGCTGCCACCGGCCCCGCCCGAGTTCTGTTCACCGGCCTGTCAATGGCCTACACGCTGACAGGTGGTCGGGCGGCGGTGGCGACCGCCCGGCTCTTCTATTCCGCTTGGCCTCGGCCTGACCGTGGGAAGCTGGAACAGG